CACGGATCGAGAAGCGCGGTAAAAATTATTACGTCATAACCTTGGAGGGTTAAATGCAGATCGTTTGTGAATGTATGGATTGTTCGGGTTATGGGGTGGTGTCGGATCGCCACCCTAATGACCCCAGTGCGCGTGATGTTGCTTGTCCGTATTGTGATGGCAGCGGCGAGGTAATTTACGAAGAGTCTTATGACAGCGAGGAGGAGGCTCGTGCTGATTACCCAACTGCGATGAGGGTCATTCATGACGCCAATGCGTAAAGATGGCGTTGTGCAGATGATGAGTCGTGACGAGATGAAGGCCATGCGTAAAAAGTTTTTGGCGGCTGGTCACGATGTCAAATTCAGCGAGATCAAAAAGAGTTTTGAGGCGGACGTTGGTGCTGAGATTTATGTCAATGATGTTTATCACGCCATCAAGAAAGACGCCCATGCGGCGCAGATGGTTCTGAATGACAGTGCTCCTCCGGCTTGGTACCTCTCGATCCGTCGGCATGATCGTGAACCGATATGCTCATGGCGAGATCTGCAGGAGATCAAGAACCAGATCGTCGGGCCAGACAACGACGCCTTCATGCTTTATCCTTCTGAGCAGCGAGTTGTGGATACGGCCAATCAGTATCATCTGTTCGTGCTCAAGGAGGTTGGTGTGCTGATACCTTATGGCTTCAACTCTGGTAGGGTTGTTCATGATGTGGCTCCAGAAGGTGCTCGTCAAACGCCTCGTTGACTTTGATCGGATGTTGGTTAATAATTATTGTGCAATCTGTTCACGATTGTATCCTCCCTGAACTTGACCCCTCTTCGGAGGGGTTTCTTTTTGCCCAGAAACGAGAGATAATGTGTGACAGTTATTTTCAGTTGACCACTGCAATACGGTTGTAAAATGGCGGAAAAAGTGAAGAAGAGCTCCAAGAATGAAGTTTCTGCGGAGGCAGAAACAAAAACCATTGTCAAGAGGCCTGTGAACAATGGCCCTCCGTTCAATCCCGATGCAGATTACCGTTTGAAAGACGACCCGGAGGGTTGGGATGGTCGGTTCAAATCAGTTGAGCCGATGAAGCACCAGAAGCCCGCGCGCAAAGGTCGGTACAAGTGGAACCATCCAGCCACGATCAATTGGATCATGGGCCAAGCAGACCCCGTCGGATTCCTCGCAGCGGTAATGCAGGGCAAAGAGATATTCCCGGTTTACACCAAAGACAGCGAAGGTCTTGCCACGCCAGCCGGGAAAATTTCCGCAGACCCAGAGTTGCGCGTCATGGCGGCGAAAACTTTGCTTGGGAAGTGTGTGCCTGATCTGAAGGCTGTGGAAGTGCACGCTCAGATTGAAGAGAAAAAAGTTCTGGACATAAGTAGGCTGACAAATGACGACCTCAACGCAATTGAACGAGTTCTTGAGCACGCTGTCATTGACGCAAGTCCGATCAGAGAAGATGAAGAGGTCTCTGAAGGAGTTTACCAAGAACTGCTGGCCGACAATTGAGCCGGGAAGAGACTTTTACGACAACTGGCATATTGATGCCATCAGTGAGCATCTGCAGGCGGTTGTTGAAGGCGACATTCGCCGACTTATAATCAATATCCCTCCCCGGCACATGAAGTCTTTGTCGGTGGCGGTTGCTTTGCCTGCGTGGACTTGGACCATCCAGCCACAGAAGCGATTCCTGTTCGCATCTTATGCCTCCTCGCTTTCCATACGAGACTCGGTAAAATGTCGGCGGCTGATTGACAGCCCTTGGTATCAGGAACACTTTGGTGACTCTTTCAAGCTGACCGGCGACCAGAACCAGAAGCAGAGGTTTGAGAACGACAAGACTGGCCATAGGATCGCGACTTCTGTTGATGGTGCGTTGACTGGTGAAGGTGGCGACATCATTGTCATTGACGACCCGCACAACGTCCGTGAGGCTGAGTCGGCGGCTGTTCGTGAGAGTGTTCTTGAGTGGTGGGACCAAGCCATGCAGTCTCGCCTCAATGACCCGAAGACTGGTGCGTTCGTGATCATCATGCAGCGAGTCCACGAGAACGACCTCACTGGCCACATCCTCGCTAACCAGTTTGAGGACTGGGACCACCTTTGCCTTCCTGCTCGTTACGAGATCGGACATCCGACTCCAACAATTTCCTCTCTCGGTTTCACCGACCCACGCACAGAGGAAGGTGAGTTGCTCTGGCCACAGCGCATTGACGACAGGACACTCAGCAATCTTGAAAGCTCTCTTGGCAGTTATGCTGCGGCTGGTCAGCTTCAGCAGAGGCCAATGCCGAAGGGTGGCGGAATCTTGAAGGCTGAGTGGTGGGTGCCTTGGGAGCACGATACGCTTCCGGATGTTGAGTATGTTTTGCAGTCTTGGGACACTGCGTTCTCAACCAAAGAGAAAACCTCTTACTCTGCACGCACAACGTGGGGTGTCTTCCGGCGCAATGGGCAAATCAACGCGATCGTTCTTGATATGTGGTATGACCGTGTCACTTACCCAGAGCTCCGCCGGATAGCTCAAGAGTCTTACGAAGATTATGAACCAGACGCAGTGCTCATTGAGAAGAAGGCTTCTGGCCAAAGTTTGCTTCAGGATTTGCGCATGGCTGGCATCCCAGTTCTTGAGTATTCGCCAGATCGAGACAAAGAAGCACGTGCCCATGCAAGCTCCGCTCTTTTAGAAGATGGAAGAATTTGGTTTCCTTCTGACAAAAAGTGGGCTAAAAATTTAATTGACATTTGTGCAGCATTCCCCGCTGGGGACAACGACGACATTGTTGACACCTGCACACAGGCTTGGTTGCGTTTGAGGAAGGGTTGGTTCGTCACCCACTCTACTGATTATGAAGATGAGTATGAAGAACCAAAACAAAAGGTAGCGATGTATGGCTAGAATGCCGATCCCTTTTGCAGAAGGTGCTCCGCCAGACAACCTAATGGTTGAAGAGTTCGGAGATGATGAAGTTCTTATCGGAGATCCATCCGTTGATGAGATTCCCGAGGTTGATACTCAATTCGACGCTAACATTGCTGAAGACATCTCGGAAAGCGAGTTGGCTGCAAAGGCTGACTCGCTTATTTCACTTTACGAATCTGATCGCGAAGCTCGCTCCGAGTGGGAGCAGCGTTACAAAGATGGCCTCAAGACGCTTGATCCTGATGGTGGCCTTCAGGAAGGTGAAGACGAGCGAGCCAGCCGTGGCCTGAGCATCGTTGTTCACCCGCTCATCGCCGAAGCAGCGACCCAGTTCAATGCGCGAGCTGTCGCAGAGCTTTACCCCTCCGGTGGACCGGTCAAAACTGTCATCGTCGGTGAACCCAACGAGGAAACTGAGGAGCAGGCACGGCGCGTCCGTGACTTCATGAATTACCAGATCGTTGAGGAGATGCCTGAGTATTTCCCGGATCTGGACCAGATGCTCTTCACGCTGCCCCTCGTTGGTCAGGCTTTCAAGAAAGTCTGGTGGGATCCGAATCTTGAGCGCCAGTGCGCCCAGTTCGTTAAGGCTGAAGACTTCGTTGTTTCGCCAGAAAGCAAAGACCTTTACACCTCTTTGCGCTACACTCAGGTCATCCGCCTCCCGAAAAATGATTTCAATCGCTATGTAGAAGCAGGCTGGTACATGCCTGTTGAATATATGGGCGATGGCCTTGATCCCAGCGGCGACACCACATCAGACATTGAGGGTGTTAATCCCAATGCTGAGTCGGCGACCGACGAGATCATGACTCTGTTGGAGATGCACGTTTACGAGAGCTTCTCCGAAATTGATGCCGACGACGAGAACACAGTTGATCTTCCTTATGTCGTGACGATCGACTACGACTCTCAGCAGATTGTCAGCGTCCGACGCAACTGGCGCGAGAACGACAGCAAGAAGATCCGGCGCAACTGGTTCGTGAGCTACAAGTTCCTCCCCGGTGTTGGGTTCTATGGCTTTGGCCTTTACCACATGATTGGTGGTCTGGGCAAGGCTGCGACTGGATCTCTGCGCGCACTGCTTGATTCTGCTGCTTTCGCCAATATGCAAGGTGGCTTCAAACTCAAGGGTCGTGTCAGCGGCGGCGAGATCGACATCAATCCGGGTGAATTCGTTGATCTGGATGCGACAGTTGATGACGTTAACAAGGCTGTTATGCCTTTGCCTTTCAAAGAGCCATCATCAACGCTGTTCCAGCTGCTTGGCTACATCACAGACATTGGTCGCCGGTTCGCTAGCACTGCTGATCTGAATGTTGGCGATGTCAACCCCAATGCTCCAGTTGGCTCGACGGTCGCTCTAATTGAGCAGGGCTCGAAAGCATTCTCAGCCATTCACAAGCGTCTGCACCACTCTCAGGGTCAGGAGTTCAAGCTCCTCGCAGAGCTGAATGCGGAGAACCTGCCAGAGTCGATGACGTTTGCTGTCTTTGGCGCAACGCAGACTGTTTATGCTGCTGACTTCAATGACCGCATCGACATCATCCCAGTCAGCGACCCGAACATCTTCAGCACTGCCCAAAGGATTGCTCAGGCCCAAGCCATCCTCGAGATGGCCAAGTCCGCTCCCCAGCTTCACGACATGTATGAGGCTTACAAGCGGATGTATGAGGCCATCCGCATCCCGAACATTGACGAGGTTCTGAAGAAGCCTGTTGAGGCTCCGAGGCTCGATCCGATCGACGAGAACATGAGCATCCTTTACGGCAAGCCAATTCGTGCTTTCCCGGAACAGGACCACGACGCGCATATCGCCGTTCATATGCAGTTCTTGTCGGACCCTTCTCTTGCGGGCAACCCCGGTGCGAAGGCTCTTCAGCCAGTCCTCATCGCACACATCGCAGAGCACATTGCGCTACTTCATCGCTCGCGTATGCAGTCAAGCATCGGTGTTCCTCTCCCCGGCCTACCGGACATCCGAGAAACCGACTTCAATTTCGAGGACATCGACCCCAACCTCGATATGCTCATCAGCCAGCGTGCCGCTCAGGTCGTCCAGCAAGCCCCGCAGATGCAGCAGATTCGCTCACTTACCCAAATGCAACAGGGTCAGCAGAATCCCCTGCAATATGCCCAGCAGCTCGCGCAGCTTGAGGCACAAGCCCTTCAGGCGCGTACGCAGGCAGAGATTCAAGCTGATCAGGCCAAAGCACAGTCTGACATTCAGATTGACAAGGCCAAGGCTGAACAAGATATGCAGATCGCAGCCATGAAGATTCAAGCAGATCTTGAAGCCAAAGTCCGCAAGTTGGAGGCGGAGTTGCAGTTGGAGCGAGAGAAGAACTTAGCAAAGGCCCAAATGGAGATTGACAATGGCTGAAAATTTAGACGAAGCGATCCAGAGGGCATACGTTAATACTCTCGCTCCTATGGCTCCTGTGAACCCGCAGGCTTTTGGCGCTCTTCGTCAAGTTGGCAGTGGCCCTATCAGCGACACAGAAGCTCAGGCCTATCAGCAGATGATGGCTGATCCTGCTATGCGGGCGATGTCTGGTGAGCGATCTGGCCCTCCGGCAGTTGAACTCTCGGAGCAGGACAGGATGCTTGGATCGCCCGAAGGCGGCATGGGGCAGACTCGCGGTCTTCCGCCAGAGGTCAGCGGCATCAATCCTGAAATGGCCAACCAAGAGGCCATGATGGAATATGTCCGCCGCAAAGCTGAAGAGATCCGAGGTCGCATGGGTGGTCAGCCTGATTATGGCGGCTCGTTCGAGAACTTTTTACGCAGCATTGCTCCGCGCATTCAGGAGCAGCAACCCAAAGAAGGAGGCCAATGATGGCTGAAGTTAATGTCGAAAACATCAGCGATCTGATGGATCAGTTTGAGGAGACCATGGGCTTCCCGGCTGATGCCCCCGGACTCGCGCTTACTGAAGAGCAGCTCGTCAATTTTATGCTTCTCTGCCACGAAGCCATGCATGGTGGTGGTTATGAGAGCGAAGAAGAGTACGATGACGAGTACGAAGAGGAAGAGATTCCTGAGTCTGGCATGAAGGTCAAGGTTATCAAGATGCATGGCGGCGACGTTAGCTCCATGATCGACGACATGCTTGGCCACGGCGGTCCGAAGGTCGATTACTAAATGCCAGTTCGCAAGGTCAAAGGTGGCTACAAGTGGGGCAAGTCTGGCAAGGTCTATAAGACCAAGGCAGCTGCCGAGCGCCAAGGCCGAGCGATCTATGCATCTGGGTATAAGAAAAAGGGCAAAAAGTAATGGCCAAGAAACCTGGACTCTACGCTAACATCCACGCCAAGCGCAAACGGATTGAGCGTCAAAAGGCTGCTGGCAAAAAGCCAGAGAAGATGCGCAAGCCCGGAAGCAAGGGTGCGCCAACCGCAAAGGCTTTCAAACAAGCTGCTACTTCTAAGAAGGGAAAAAAGAAATGAACTGGATCACGAAGAGGCTGGGTGAGCCCTCAAGTTATGCAGCTGCTGGCGCGATTGTTGTCGGCATCGGTGTCCTTCTCGGAAGCCAGTGGGTAGTTCTCGCTGGTATCGTTGGCGGTGTCGCTGGCTTCGTCCTGAAGGAAAAAGGTAAGTTCTAATGGCTGTGTACAAAGGTCGCAAAGTGACTCTGAATAAGCCCCGCCGCATTGGCAAGGGTGAACCCAGCTATGGCAAAAAGAAGTCTGTTGTTTATGTCATGGACGGAGATTCAGTTAAGCGCGTGACCTTTGGCGATCCGAATATGAAGATCAAGAAGAATCAGCCGGGACGCAGGAGCAATTTCCGGTCCCGGCACAATTGTGAAAACCCCGGCCCAAAGACCAAAGCTCGTTATTGGTCTTGTAAGGCGTGGTGATATGGCCAAGGCAGCAGTTAAAAAAGTCGCAGCAGCAGAGATCCGTGCAGCCAAGAGCTTTCTTGAGCGCAGAGGTCTTACGACTGAAGACATCAGCCCACGCAAGTTTGCGACAGCTGCCAAAGAGCTAGATAAAGGTTTTAAGGAGACCTTGGACATCCTTGCGCGTGAACTTAGCGGAGGTCAGGTCTGATGGCTGAAGGTGCACTCGGAAATATTGGCAACACAGCAGCATCAACCATCGGGACCATGGCGAGCGACCCGATTGGCACTCTTAGCTCGTTCGTATCTGACCCGACTCAGGAAATTGATCTTGGCCTAGGCATCGCCAACCCCAGTCCTGCGGGAATTGTTTCTTCTATTGCCGGTAGGGCTCTTGGCATCCCGGCATTGGGATTTGTTGGCCCAGCCCTTGGTTTGGCAAGTGTTGTTAGTGATGCTTTTGGCCCCAGCACAGGCACGAGCTTCGGCGTAGGTCAGCAGACTGGCTCTGGGGTAAGCCAAGGACAAGTTTCCGGTTATGGCACAGCCACAGGCGGCCCCACAGGCCTCGGCATCAATGCTTACGGTCAGGAAGTCGATCCAAATGCTGAAATGACATCATTTGGAAGTCCCGGTGTGCAGATGGGAATGAGCATTGCCGACGATATTTCAGCAGGTATGTCAAATGCACCGGGGGCAACAGACGCTGGTCTAGGAAGCATCGGTGCAACGACCAACTCTCAAGGTACAACATCTGTATCAGGCCAGTCCGTAGACACTGGCTCTGCTTTTGGCGGAGACGCTCCGAGCCAGGCAAGTCAAGATGTTGCCGATTTTGCAGAAGCACACGGACAAGAAGTCGGTCCGGGTGGTGATGGTGGAGGCGGAGGTGATGGTACAGTAATTTGCACCGAACTCCACCGACAGGGCATTCTGTCAAAAGACATTTATCTTTCTGACCAAGAGTTTGGGCGTAAACTGGCGATTGAAGATCCAGAGGCTTTTGCTGGATATCATGCTTGGGCAATCCCGGTTGTTTCTCTGATGAAGAAGTCCTTTCTGTTCACTAAGTTCGTTGCCCTCTTTGCGCTGCCTTGGGCTCGTGAAATGCATTTCATCGAAGCAGGCGTCGGCAAAGGATCTATCCTTGGAAAATTCATGATCAAGTTTGGAGTACCGATTTGCCGCTTCATCGGCCGCCGATCGGCCAAGGAGCTTTGCAATGGCTGAAGCAGAGATCAGGCCGTATGACCCGACGATGCGTG